TTCAACAGACCAGGGCAAATACATTCTGCTTGCATCATTGCTTAGTGTTTCTGGGAAACTACGATAAGCCGGATAACAAACATTACAACCCAATGCATCTGCCTCACTAATTGTATTGCTTACCCAATCTTGCAAAGCACAGTTGAATAGAATACGACTATCATTTAGTATATTGTAATAGGCATTCTTATCTAAATCTTCATAGATTTTAAGACTACCTTCACTACGCATCTTATATGTGCGCTCCATATAACTACTGTTGTTGCTACGTAACGGTGCACCACTTAATATTGCAAATTCGGCAGTTTTATTACCATATCGATTATTGAATTCTTCAATAACATCCATGAAGAAGTCAGGTTGTTTTTCCTGATCCCATCGTGCAGCAAATACAATACGATGTTTGCGAGTTAGAAAAGGTTTAATTTCACTAACACGTTCACGTACTTCATCCTTACCAAATGCAAGTCCTGATATATTATAGATCGGGGCTTCCCAGCCTGCAATCTTCATGTTCATTACCATTTCTTCATTTGAAGCAAGAACACCATCTACAAATGAGTCAACCATTTTTTCATAGTGACCCATAAACTTAGACATACCCCATACATGAACAAAATCATCAGGATCAATGGACTGAGCAAGACAGCGAACATAAATCCTAGGGCGGTTAATTGGGTCGATTTGTTTAAGTATGTAAGGAAGACTTTCAATACCTGGTTGAAACATATCTTCAAAGTAGATAACATCTTCATTAGATAGTTCTCCGGCTTTCATCATCTTAATTAGATTCATTAGTTGTGACATACCGAAATATGTGCGACCATGTGCATCTAATACTTGTCCAGTTACAATTGCCTGGTCATTACTTAATGTATCACCGGGTACAATAACATAATCAATACCACGTCTTTCAAAAACACGTGTATTCCACTCTGTTAGTTGTAAAGTATAGCGAGCCTTATATGGTTCAAGGCCCATATAATATAACTTACGCATATCTACGTGCGTCCTCATCCCAACTGTTCTTTGCAGGCTTACCTGTCATATACTTGTTGAACTGCCTAAATACATAACTACGCATATCGTACAATGTTGATTCATCGTACTTATAACCAAAGTCTACACAAAATTCTAAATACTTTTCCAAGTCTTCAAAAATTTGACGAACTCTATGATTAGGTTGAAATGTGTTTTTTGCCATGCTAATTTTTCTCTCTTAAATTACAATACTATTGTATGGTTTTGTTGTGTTATAATAAATCGTAGCACCGTTCTCACCGTCTTCTGAAACAGTAATCTCAATGTCACGATCCGGATAGCGTGTAGCGATAGTCTGATATAAATCATCACTTATCATTTCACAGCTCTTGTTATTCAATTCAAGCATGCCTTTACCGAATAAATTTTCGATCCAGCGTTTGAATTGAATGAACTCAATGTCACGATTATTGTGGAATACTTGAATGCCCACAGTAAAGTGAAATATATGACGATGCGGCATTCCCAAGAATGATACATCATATTCGTCTCCTGTCTTTAATGCAGGATCATGATTGGCATCATAGTATGCATGAATACCTTCACGGCGTAACGTGACCCATATCATACGCTTAGCCGCATCACTAATACGTGTGCGTTGTTCTGATAAAGCCATTTGTCGTGGATCAAATATTTCTTCTATTATTGTAGGTTCTTGTACTACTTCTTGTACAGGTTCTACTACTTTTGTCTTTTTAGTTCTTGCCATTTTAAAATGTCCTATTAAGTGTTGCCCATGTGAGCCATTGATGAAAGGTTTTGTAAACTGATTCTGCCTCATGTTCATCTTGTGGCACTTTTACCCCACGAACATAAAAGCCATCTTTTGTGATTCGTAGCATTTCATCTTTAAGATTTTCACCAGAATAAAATGTTACTTCGTTTTTGTTTTCCATGTATGCAGAACCGTTATTGTCTATGATAGAGGTTAAAACCGAATCAGTCATCAATTAATGCCTTTTCCATTTCGTCATCACTATCTTCTATTACTTCTTCTACTTCTGGTTCTATTGATTCTAATTGAAACAATCCTGATTCCATGATAGAAATTGTATTAGTAGTTTTCTTACCACTCATGCCTTGACTACCACTTCTGAATTGTTCCCATAACTTTTCATTCTTTTCAATCAAAATAATAGATTCTTCTTTTGTCTTACATGCAAATACTTGGTCAATAATGTCTTTGAATAAGATTTTTTCAAATCGTTGATTCATTAACATACTAGGAATAACACCTTGTTCATACTTACGATTAGCCTCTTGGACTGCTGTCATATGCATCCAAACATTATGACTTTGAATCAAAGTATAACTTAAGGTATCCCAACTAGTTTTTGTTTCTTTACCGTGCTGACCTAAGAAACCCTGACCACGATAACACATATCCTTAAGCAATAGTTTATCAGTTACTGGGCTATCTGTAAAGACTTTATGGATACCTTCAGCCAATACTGCATCACGATATTTGCGAGTGTCGTTTGCATACGACTTTTTCTCCGCAGTTTTTTCCATACTGTATGACCATTTCTTATTATGTTCAATGCTAGTGTTGAAATATGCCAAACCTTTTGCTGCACCGTAGAATGGGCTCGCACAATCAAATGTAATTTTTAGATTTGGGTTATGATATTTGCGTATTGCCTTTTGAATATCAGTAAACAATACTGCATATTCTAATATACTTGTACCCAAACAATGAATCAAATCATGTTTACCTGGTTGTAATAGTCCATCATGGATAATACCAACCATACGTTTAAGCATTAACTCAACATCAATCTTATTCTGACCCCCAAATGCCCAACCATTAAAATGTTTATCTGGGTAGATATTCGGGTCGCAATACTTCTTCATCTCCTCATACCAACTATCACTTTGTGCATGAGTACGACCCTGTAATACATTTAAGAATTTACATTCACCATTACGATGTTGAATAAAGTATTCGTTATTGATATGTGTTGCTTTAATAGCATCTTCAATAGTTTTAATACCATGTGCAGATTTACCTGTCTTTGGATCTTTGATATGATATGTAGTTAATGATTGTGATGGGATATCTAAACACATACCATAGTTCATATATGTATCCATCCAAGTCAATACTGCTTTACGCTTTACCATAGCACGTGGGCAGTTAGGATCTTTCCAGTCAGCCGGCCATTGTGCTTTTAGAATTTGAAAACCACCACTATCGCCCAACATAAATGTACTAGGATCACGTTTGCGAATGATAGATTCATTATGGTCATCTTTAGTTGGATCTAAATTAGCATGACCTGCACTATATAGTCCCCACTTATAATAGTAAAGACCTTGTTGCTTATTCAAAAAGTTAAGACATTCAACATCACCATTGAATTGTTGAGGGATACGTGCGGCATCAAAATAGTTCTCACCCTCACGTTGCTTACCTAAGCCAGCAATATAAAAACTGCTAACTGCGGGTAAGAATGTTGCCCACTCATCATTGTGTTTTGCTGATAAATCGTCTTGCATTAAGGTCTCATTAATTCTTGTTCTACATTATGACCAGGGCTCTTTATTAAAGTCTTAATCATTTTTATTTGGTCTTTTTTATTTTCAATATCATTAACTAAGTCTTTGATACTTGGATGTGTTTTGGCTAACTCTTGTAATTCAATTTCTTCATTACGCTTTTCTCTAGCCCAATCAAGCAAACTTTCTGCATCAGTACTAAGTCCTATACTTGGGATAGACATGTTAAGCATAACCCAATTATTACCATCAAACACTTCCATATTCTGTGAACTAGTATTATACCGCATATTACCTACACCTTGCAATCCTGAGTACCCATTTACATAGGTACTAGATGAAGTGTTGGTAATCTGCATATAACGTCCACTGGACATAATACTCTTAATCATTTAGGCCTCACTTCATGTGTGCTGGTAACAAGTAACTATAATTTGCAAGACCACTGTCAACTGTAATCTCTAATGCACCTGCACCATTGATACGGAATATTTTATCACCTGGAAGATTCAAAATGCTGATTACGTGTGTAACAGGCCACTTTAGTTTCTTTGACAAAGTACCAGTAACACCTGCTTGGAATACAAAGTTACCATTATGCGTACTTACATCACCAAAGTCAAAATATAAATTACCATTTGCTGTACGTGTAGCAAATGTTTCTTCTTCACTATGAACCTGTGATTGTTTCTTTAATCGTAAGATACTTTCTACGCTAGGAACAAACTCAACGTCCCAGTCTTTACCTTTATATGCAAAAATCTTTACTTGGTCATCTGCAATTTCTTTACTCATCAAACGATAATCGTTTATAAAGTCACCGTTCTTACTTTCAAAGTGAACAGACTCTGGTAAGTTTGCACCATTACGAACCATTGAGATTTTGCTATCATCACCATACTCATCAAAACTTAGAATAGTTTTTAGTTTAGGTAGATTGGGCATACCAAATACACCGATAAAATCTGCGCTAGGATTCTTAAATATACCAGTAATCATTACTGTTTGTTTTTCAGAACTAGCATTGATTTTAGTTTCTTGGTCAGTGCCTGTAACCTTAATAAGGTCAATAAATCCTAATGCACTTGTGTGTGCAATCATATCTTGCAAATAATCTTTCATGTTTTTCCTTTAATTTGTTAACTATTTAAATAGTTTGATTGTGTATTATAGTGGAATATATCGTGTTAGTCAATGACTTATGTACCCAATTGATGATGAAAGGTTAAATAAGTAATAAATATATAAATGAGAGTATATGAATTTTTAATTGAAGCGTTAACACCTGAACAAATCACCAAATTATATAAAGATTTGGGATCAAAATATGATGCTAATATACACGATAATATATTTAAAGGAAAGTCTCGGATTTATGCACCTCTAGAGGACCAACCTTCCAGTTCAGGTGAGGAAATTTCATCTACTCAAAAAGAACTGCAAACCAAAATTTCTGATCTTGGATATGAAATTGATGACTATAAGCGTGGATTGGCAAAAAAATCCAGTGACTCAACTAAAAAAATAAAAATTGGAAAATTAATCAAGGATAAAGAGTTATTAAATAAATTTGCAAATGACCCAATTAGGGCTGCTACACGACAGGCTGCTCCTCTTATGGTTGTGTTTTCAAGAGATCCGGTTGATATTGCAGGTATGAGTACAGACCGCGGGTGGGTTTCATGCATGGATTTGAATGATGGTCCAAATGTTAATAATAAATATATACCAGCAGACATTAAAAATGGAGCAATCATTGCATACTTAATTAGAGAAAATGACAAAAATATTGATAACCCATTGGGCCGAATATTGATAAAACCATATTATTACAAAAATCACATGGTACTTTTTCCAGACTCTGTGTATGGAACTAATGTAGCCGGCTTCAGAGAAGTAGTTAATAAATTTTGCAAGTTTGTAAATTCCAATAGTCCTGAGGGTAACTATCGTCTACGTAAGACTAGCCATTCAGATTCACATTCGGATATTAGGGCACATTATGACTTCTCTAAGATTGATGTATCTAAAATGACGTTACGTGCAAAAAAATTAATTGCCGATAGACCAGAAGTTCCACCTGAACAATTAATGTTACTAGCAAAAGATAAGGATATGGAAGTTAGAGATTTAGTAGCATTAAATAGAAACACCCCACCTGAAGCATTGATGCTACTTGCAAAAGACCCGGTCGTTAGTATTCAATTGCACGTAGCATCCAATATAAACACTCCACCTGAAGCATTGATGCTACTTGCAAAAAACACATGGAATCGTGTTAGGGCCAACGTAGTAACGAATCCAAATACCCCACATGAAACATTGATGTTACTTTTTAAAGACTATGACGATTATGTTAGAGACCGGTTTAACTGAGTGTGAATAAATCATCAAAGGTTGTACTCACATCTGTGTTCTCTCGGATCTTCCAATCCAGTACACCAAGTAAGTTGTCAATCTTTTCATCTACTAATGTTTGTTCCATTGCTTCATCATCAAATGGTAAGTCTTTAAACCATTTAGGTAATCGTAGTTCATCAGTTGGGTAAGCAATACTTGTATAACCAAGTGGATTACTTCTCAATTTACATACGACCACTTTCATACCATCAACGATTTTCATACTATATTGGTCACCATTCATGTTACGTAAATAGTTATAGTTGATTGCCGCACGAACGTGTCCGGGCATATTTGTTTTGCCCTCACGCTTTTCTTTTTCAGCATACATCGTTAGTTTATTAACACTCTTGGGAGAACCTTTAGTCCAACTTTCTTGTTCTGACAATACTCGTTTAAACTCTTTTACTTTTTCAATAACTTCTTCACGACCATAACCATCTTGAATTACCATGCACAATACACTCATCAAGAACTCTTGTACATATTTAGGAGTGTCAGCACGTTTCAAGTCAAGACCCATAGCCTTAACATCACCCTTACTACCATCTTTATCTTTACGCTTGCCCTCTTTGTCAAAGATATTGATAGCATAGCGTTTCTTAGTGATAAAGATACTACGGTCACCAATTAGTTCACGACCTGCTTTGATGATTTCACCATTCTTGCGTGGTGCATGAAAAGCCTTCTCCATAAATGCAGGGAAACTGTCATTAGTTTCTTCAGCAATACTATCGTATAACTGAATACAAACATCTTTATCCCATACCAAATCACCACTGTCAATTTGTTCTTTCAATGTATTATATGCACTAAAATAACAACTATCAGTATCACCATATACAATAGCATCACCTTCGTGTGTATACTTGCCTGTTACAATCTCATTGATTTGGCTCATCATATGACGAACAATTTGACGACCGCATAATGTTACTGATTGACCAATACGCTTGTCATAGAAACGGCAATGTTCATTCAACAACGCACCATAAGCAGAGTTCAATAAAATCTTACGAACCAATTGACGCTTATCCCAATATTCACGATCCTCAATAGTAGTTGATTCACGCAATTTCTTTTGCATATCTTTTCTATCACTATACCAACGACTTAGTAGTCCAGGTACAACACCTTCTTTTTCATAACTAAAGATTGTACCATTCGCACTAAGTATCCAGGGCTTGTGACTATCAAAGATAAGTTTCCATATCTCTGCCGCACTCATTTCTTCACTACGACCATCTTCATAATCAAGTGTAAGAATAGTTCCCCGTTCTTGGTTCATAATAGCGGTATACTCTAATGCACCAAACAATCCTTCCCATAGAATAGCACCACCAACATCATCATCGCCGGCTTTATATCTTTTCTTTTCTTGTGCTAACCTAAGACCCTTGTCTTTCATATATTGGTTGGTAAGCGTTTGTCTAACTTGACCGACGATTGTTTCACCTGCCATATTGATTGCTCTAATAACCGAGGGGTAGAGCGAGTTAATGTCAACTGCTCCGACATATTCGTGCATACCTGTTTTGGGCGTAGCAACGAAGGCACCTGCCGCTTGTTGTTCGTCTTCATGTTCACTCCTATGTTTTTTATCTGGAACCATTAATCCACGTGCGTGGGCTTCATTAAAAATAGCCATTTCAATCATTGCTACAGAACCCATTACTGTTGGTAATAATACTGTATTCTCATGCGCCAATTGATTAGCCAATTCTAAAAACTTTGTCTTACGATGAATTTTAACCAACAACATAGTATCTTGTCTGTTATACTCTAAAAACTTTTCCCAGTCTTTATTGTATAGTTGGTCAAGAGTACCTTCATATTGTGTTTTGTTTTCACCAACTTCCATCTCACCGATAGCATCTAGTTTATAACTATGGCGACTTTCATAATTGTATTTCTTATACAATTGTAAATAGTCCATATGAATGCGACCAACTAAGTCATATGTTGTTTCTTCTTTACCGAAACGTTCATACTTTCTTGGCTTGGGTAGTTGACCCATTAAACAAAATTTGCGAGTATCATCTTTTGACATAACTCTTGTAACACGATTAACCATATATGGTATATCATATCCTTCTGAGTTCCAACCAGTCAATACATCAGCATCTTCAATTAGTTGAAAGAATACATCAAACATTTCCTTTTCAGTTTTGAAAAGCATTGTGTTGTCAAATCTACCTACAATTTCATTAGCTGTTTCGTCACTCATATGTTTAGGTGCGATACATAATGTTACTAATTGGTCTAGCCAATCTAAGTAACAACTAATTGCAGTTACTGGATTGAATGGGTCATCAGTTGGACTAAATCCTTTCTCAGGATCAAAGTCAACCTCAATATCAAAGAAACAAGTATGAAGTTTCGGTGCATCAATGCCTAAATAGTTTTCACTGAGACAGCGAAAGACAACATTTACATCACTTTCAAACAATTGTTTGCCATGATACATTCGTCTTTCTTTTTCAAATTCGGTACGCTTACGTGTACTAAATCTGCTTAGTGAATCTTCATAGATACTACGAAACTTACCTTTTCTATCTGGATAATAGAAAACATAGTTTGCAGGGAACTCATTGAAATAACGCTTGCCGTCATTCCCTCGTTCTACTACATAAATTCTATCTTCATCCCTTGCGTGGATGGCATCTACATAACTCAAAGTGTCTTGCCCACAGTTTCTAAAATAGTGTTAAGTTCTTCGTTGTCTTGGTTAGTTTGTGTTAAACTTGCTTTATGGGCAACACGAATTGCCTTTTTAAGTACACTAGGTTTAACTTCTAGTTCTTCTGCGATTGCCTTTACAGTATCGCTTAGTCCCTCATTAAGGGTATCAATCTCATGTAAGACTGTCATGCCTTCATTCACCAACTGAGTTAATTTGATTTTTTGTTCACCGCTAAAGATTTTACTTGCCATAACTGCTCCTATAAAGTAGTTATTATACATTAACTACATGTAGAAGTCAAATATTATTGGAACATTTCAGGGTGATCTTTACCGTAAACTTTGATGTATTTGCCGGCAGCCATATCTGCCAACATCTCAATTGGGCTACCTGGATAACTATCACCGTCTTTAATCATGTTTAATTGCATTTGGCGATGATGTGTTAGTTCATGGAATATGGTACGGAAGATATCAATCATATTTCTGTTACCGACATATACCCAAATATTATTACCTTTGTGTACACCTGTATGATGACCTGCTTGTGCTACTTCAGTATTTTTGCTAAGTGTAATCTTTGGATAAGGCTTTTGCATATTAAGTGTCTTATATGACCACTTAATAAAATCTTTTATCTTTTGAATATCTTCCGGGCCTTCTACGCCCTCACTTACTTTACTTTTTTTTTGGTTTGGATTATCTACTGTAATTTTTAAAAATTCTTTTGTGTCAGACTTTGGTTTAGTTTTAAAATTAGGTTTGTAGTTTTGAATATCTTTATATTGTTTGATGGCAGATTGTTTAGTAAGTTCTGTCACAGGTTGTTCTGTACCTTCGTTTGATTTTTTCTTTGTATTGACGTTGATTGCAGCACCATGACGATCAGGATTAGGATCTTCTCTACGTTTACGTTGCGCTGCACTAGCACGACCTTTTTTTCCTAAACTATGTGCTTTGGCTTGTGGCAAACATTTAGGTTTACCTTCACCGGGTTCTCTTGCACATGGACCTTTTATATTACCTTTAGTATCCATACGAACCCATTTTTCTTTAGTAAACCAATCATGTAAACTTTCTTCTAATTGTTCTACTGTCATGCTTTCGCTTTTCTGCCCACCGTCGCCCCAATTGCCATGACTCTTACGGCACTTAACTAGTGCACCACTAGCATAAGCACTAGGCCATACTTTATAACGACTCTTTACTTTATAGTAACAAGCATCTTTCTTTTCGTTCATCATCATTTCGCTGAACATTGGTCCTGCACAATGCGGGCATTTTTCTTCTTCAATGCTTTCTTTTGGTACACAGTTAGGAACTTGTTTACCACCTTTATTTTTCATACCAACTTGTTTATATGAATCCCAGCATTTTTCATCAAGTTGTTCTTCATTTGTATTTTTCACACAGTTTGGATATGTCTTACCAAACATCTTTTTATTACCTTCTTTGTGATAACCTTTCCAACATGCTTCTTCTAAGTTGTTGTGTGAATGGTCTCCATGTGTTTGACACATGCCGCAATCAGGACATGTATCTTCCATCTCGACACTTTCGTTGTGCTTGCGTTTGCCGGCACAATGTGCCTTTTGACTGAATCCTTTAGGGTGGCTACAATTGATACTGCTCTTGTATTTTTTGCTCCACTCTTCCGCCACATTTTTTTTACCATATCGTTGTAGTAAATCTTTACCTGTACTTAATTCAAATGCATCTTTTGCATAAGGTCCTAAACGTTCAATAGCACGTTGTTCTATCTTAGGTAAATTTATTTTAGCATCTTGTATGTTATCATATTCCCCGTATAACACTACTGCACCATCCCAAGCCCATACATAATATTTGCTTGGATCAACATTATACTTACCGCCATTAACAGTCTCGATGCCTTCCGCCACACCTTGCTTTAGACAATGTTTTAGTTCCGCCACTGCTTCTTCGTATGAATCGTAACCACCGTAACTCACTACGCCATAGCAAGTCATATACCATTTGCCGTTGCCAGGACTTGCTTCTGCGTCAATGCCAACTTCACCTACTGGCTTACCATTCTTCTTGAAGATTTTGTGTTGTTGGTCTGCGTGACCTTCCGCTACACCTTGCTCTTCGGTAAAACGTCTTTGGTATAAATTTGGATTAGTGCTATTTTGTGAACCTATCGTTCTCATACCCTCGCCGGCTAATAACAAGTCGTACATCATCTTAATAACCTTCATAGGTGATGTTAGTGTATCTACTCTGTTATAAAAATATGCGATTTTTTCAGGCTTCATGCGTCTTGCAGGTTTTCCCTTGATTAGATGTTTGGCTCTAGCCTTTAGAGTTTCAAAATCTTTAATCTGTTCTAATCGGTGAATATCATCAATTGTGAAATTATCATCATTGAAACCTTCTGCTATATCATCTTCACTTAATTTGTTTGTGATTTTCTTAACCCAAGTGTCAGGTGTATGACCATATTTACTAACAAACATGTCATGTAATTTCTTGCCCGTGATTTTATGCTTAATGGAAATATGTTGCATTAAACGGTCAATTGTGTCGTAGTTATGTAACTTAAGTTTAGGTAATCTATCCTTAAGTTCTTCTACGGCGGATTCTTCTAATTCGTATGCTCTCATACTTATATTTATCTTAAAATAAAAAAGTGCTCACTTTAACAAAAGTCCGTAGCGAATGGATTTTGTTACGCAGCAGCCGCGCACACGGCCCTAAGGTGTGTTTATTTTAAACCAGCAAGTGATTTAATTCTGTGTAATGGATTAACCTCTTCTGCTTGTACTTGAGATGCATCTTTTGTAGCAGGTGGTACAATAGTCTTAGATGGATAAGTAGTAGAAGCTTGATTTGCTTGGTCTTTCATTCTTTCTAAATTTTGATTTCTGAAAGTATCATCCGGTGAGTTATCTGTTGTATTTGTTGCTTGTGTTGTTGAAGGCGTATTAGATGATTGCGTTTGCGTAATTGACGGTCTAGGAGTGACTGTTGGTGCTTGTGCTGTAGATTGATTCTGTGCAATTTTATCTAATGTGTCGCCGGGTTTTATTGTATATTGTGTACCGTTAGGTAAATTAATTGTATCGCCCGCTGTTATATCATTAACGTTTTTAATAATATCAGGATTCGCTCGTTGAATTGCTTGTGCACCTGCAGTACCTGCATATGATTTTCTAGGTTGTTCTAATTGTCTAGGTTGTGCTGGTGGTTGTATAGTAGATTGTTGTGTGGGTGCTTGTTGTGTGGGTGCGGCTTGTTGCTGTGTAGGTGCTTGTTGTGGCGGGGTTTCTTTTGCAGGCATTCTCTTATATGCATCTATGGCTTGATTCAAACCTGCTGCACCTAACGATACCGGTAGCCCAAGGCCAGGAACCAACCCGCCTGCGGCACCTAGTGCTGCAATTACTGCTCCTGATTTATCATCGTCATTATATCTTCTGATTGCATCCGCTGTATCCATCACTGATGCAGCACCCGGTATTACTCTACCTAAGGCTTTTTTACCTAAAGTCTGTGCTCCTGCTTTAAGTCCATTTATGCCACCGGCTCTAAGACTATCAATACCTGCTTTAACTTTCTGACCAGCATTGAAGCCGGTAGCCTGAGCGGCACCGGGTGTAGCAGTTGTGGCAGTTGTAGCAGTGGCTGCCGGCGCTACTGTGCTAGGAGTAATATTAGGTTTAATATTAGGTTTAATATTACCAGCATCTACTTGTCTAAATCTATCGGCAGTAGACATAGGAGGTATGGGTTTAGTGGTAGTGGCAGTAGTAGGGGTAGTAGTTGCAGTAGTAGACGGCTTAGACGATATATTAGGTCCCATTTCTTTTGAGCCCGCGCTAGCCTTACCCAATGGATCATCTTTTAAATTATATGAAGTGCCAGTATTAGTAGCAAGACTATCAACAGGATAAGGTGGTTTAGCAGTACTACCTGTACCCCAAACTTTTTTATCAGTATTTCCAGGTCTTACATCATCTAATGAACTTGGTATATTCTTTGCAGTACTACCTGTACCCCAAACTTTTTTATCTGAACCAGGTCTATATGAACCAAATTTATCAGTCACACCCTTATCCGTAGGTAAACCGATATCTTCATTTACGTTATTAAATTCATTAAATCTCATAATTTACACAGGACTATATGGGTTACGAAATCTATCGTAGCCGTCATCTTCGGGATATACTGGATAATTATTCATTATATATTTACTCTCGTTCTACTTTCAATATACTACGAATGAACCATGCTTTCTTACCATATAAATCTTGAAGTTCTGCCATGTAGTTAGCAATACCTTGTTGACGGTCTTGTGTTGCTTGGTCAAAGATTTGAACAACTAAATCACCCATCTTTTCAGTATCTTGTAATAATTCAACAAACATTAGTTGGGCACGTGGAATCTTTGTTTGATCCTCAATGATTGTTAACTCACCGTAACGTTGTAAACTACCAGGTGTATAACTACCTAGTACTCTTACATATTCGGCGATTGGATCAATAGTTTCATTTACATCTTGGTATAATGTATCTAAGAACATATGATATTGAGGGAAATTACTTCCTTCAACGTTCCAATGAAAGTTCTGTGTTTTGATAGCAAAACTTTGTGTGCTTGCTAATAATATTTTTAGGCTATCTGATAACATATTTTAGTGTCTCAATAATAATGTAGAAAGAACGTTTTGGTCATTAGCACTTACGTCACCCTCACCCGGCGCAACAATAACATTATACTTTATACCACCGACCTTAGGCTTACTCATGTACTCATCGTATGATAAGATACTATTAGCACTAATACCATATGCTTGTGCCAAACGTTGTTTTAACTCTTGTAATTTTTCTGAATCAGCAACTTGCCATTGACCATCTGGTCCTTTATCTAAGTTACCTTTAGCATCTTTCTTTAGTAAGTCATAGAATAACTTCTCAGGAACAATACGACTATTCTTAGTCTTATCTAAATTAGGATCGTTTTGTTTAACTTGCTTCTCTTGTGATGTATTAGCACCTTCACTCCAATTGATAATGAAGTTGTTTGGCTTTTGTGCTAATGCAGCACCTGCCATTTTAGTATAAGCGTAGAACTTAACCTTAGGATGCTTTTGTGCCATTTTTAATGCTAGGTCTAAGTATTCTGGACTAAAGAAGTCACCGGCATCATGCCAACGTATAGTAACACTATAACCACCCTTTTGTCCCAAACTTTCTTCTTTACCAATTTCATTGCTTAGTGTATCAAAGAATCCAGTAGGATCATTTAACAGATATGTTAATATACGACCATCACTTAACCAAGCCGCTTTGAATTGAATCTTGCCACCCTTCATTGCAAAACAATCTATTTTACAACTACCTGCACCTGGACATGTGTTTACAATGATTAATTTATCTGTTGATTCGTCAACTGCTACACCAGTTAATGCTGCAAAGCCAACGTTGAAAAATTGTTCTAAGTCGCCATTACTATGCTTCATCTTTTCATTTTGCTTTAGTAACTTTTTAGGGCGTTGTTTCAATGCATTGATAACTGCTTCCTCTTTGAAGCGTTTACCACCTTCATCGTAGTATTCTAATGCACTACTACGATGTATATATGGCATCTTATACTTGTCAGTCTTTGTCTTACCTGTTGTATACTTAGGAATACCCTTCTTGTCTACTTTAACTTGACCAGTCTTCTTGTCTATATCATCAGTACCCTTGATACGTGTCATGTAATCTTGAAACTCTTGCCCACTTAATTCACGTTGGTCTGCTGGTAATACAGTTGCTTCATCTACCTCTTCATCACCTTGAGTAGAAACGAACTGTTGTGGCGTCATTACTTTAACACCATTAAATGCTCCTGGTAGTTTAGGTGTTGCACCTTCCATTAACTCTATAATGTTCATTTCTTATATCCTGACAGTTTAATTATTTTGTTTAATTGTTCAGTAGACTCGTCTAACTCTTTTGGCTTTTCTTCTTTTTTCTTCTTTGCCAACTCTTGTTGTTTTGCCTTTTGACCTACACGTTTTACCATATCTTGGTAGTCATCACCGTAATCTGCTTCTTTTTCTTCAGGCTTACCTTCTTTGACTTCATTCTTTTTAGCAATAGCAATAGCGGCTTGTTGTTTCCAATTCTTTGCTTCATTAATCTTCTGTTCAGCAATCATTAGTAACTGTTGCAATTCTTCTACACTCTCGCAATGCCATCTACGAAGGCTCTTATTAATGTTGCTATTTGGATCACGTGCTGTCTTAGCACCAGTGCGATGCTTCTTCATGCCACGCATTCTTGCACAAAAACTAGCACGGCGCTTTGCAGATTTACTACCCTTCTTTAACTTACTAGGCTTAGTAGTTACAGCAGTTTGAATTTTACTACCTGGGTGACTACGGCGATAACTCTTTACAGATTTTTGACTCATACCACCTGCACGTGGATTGTTATGCTTACTCCAATTTTCACCTTCTTCCATACTTTCATTTGGTCTAGTAACAGTAGCAATTGTTGGACCAGTGCTTGAACCCATAGAAGGTATGGGAGTTGCGGGGTTAAGTGGTTGTTGCGTACTAAAGAAACTACGCATATCACTTGTTTGTCCTTCGTCTACTAATTCTTCATGCGGCCATGATTGATAACTTTTACCGTGTTCATCACCGGCACGTACAACAAACACACCACCATTATCATAACTACCTTCGTCTTCACCAATTTCCCAACCCATTGATGCCAATGCACGTTCTGCACGAATCATATCTTGTTCGGTACCTAGCCACCATTTTTGTGCTAATTTAAATAATATTTCATCTCCATCGGGTTCTCTATCATCACCCGCACCTGCTGGAGCAAATTCATTTAGTTTATTTTCTACAATTATAATTTGATTTATTTTCATATTAGTTCACCACTCTCTATTAATTCCTTATGTGCTTTTAATATACTAGCAACATCAGGCTTTTCCATAAAAGGTTTATTATTAATAACACTTATATGTGTTGGAGGATATCCCTCCCATAATTGATGTATATCTTCTGTTGTTATTGTAGGTTTGTTATGTATTCTATGTAGTTCTTGTGCGACTGCATGAGGACCATGATACCAGAAGTTGTTGTCGTCTTCTTCCATCATATCCATTTCTTCTAACATTGCTTGTTCAATTTGTTTTCTGAGAAGTACATCAGATATTGTTCTACGTTTACCCAAATCACGTAGTTTTGCTTTTTTGAATAGTTCTTCTTTTTTTTGTTTAGCAAGTAGATTTTCTTCGCTTATCTCATCTTCATAGATACCGGCTTTACTGCTATTGGCATATTTTTTACTAGTCTTAATTCCTGAGAATATACTATTACTACGCTTGTTCATCTTACCAATTGGAGCTGCGACTGTAGCAACACACCCTGCAGTGGTTTCTTCTACTTTATCAGTCTTCTTTTCTTTTTCTAGTACGGTTGGATTGCGGCCAAATCGAGGTGCGTCACCGGCATTCTGAGTAATCCCAGGATCCCCTGCAACTGTACCTTCTTGTAAATGACTGATTTTCATAATAAATTCCGTGTATTATGTATTTATCTGTAATCCTATTAATAGGATTTAATGGAATTTATATGAACCAAGTTATAATGGAATAACGTGTTCCCTTAGTTACGGGCATTATTTCATGCGGGTACATAAAGTTGCTAGGGAACATAATAACTGAACCTTTCTTAACTTTATACTGTTTTTCCCCGCAAAAGAATCCAAATTCCCCACCCTCATAATCGTCATTCATCATAAATGAACAGGATACTGCTCTAGGATGATTTCTGAAACTATCTGTATGTTGAATATAAAACTGTCCTTCATTATATCTCAATAGTTCATATCCACTATCTTGCTCAATTTTTGCTTCAGGGAATACTTTATTATATTGTTTAATAGCGTTATTAGCACACATAAACAACTGGTCATCTAATAATTTTCTAATATCTTGATTTCTTGCGATTACCTGAATATTTGATGTTGGTATAACATCACAATTTCTAATAGTTTTATCAATATTACCAGACCCTACATGTGTATTATTCCATTCGTTACTGTTGATATATTCATTTAAGAAACTATCACATAGTTCAATGGGAACTATATTATCAAATATTTGAATATAATCATCTAGGTTTTTACTGTAAGTTACTTTTGGAATAGACTTTGGATTTATTTTATCAGATAATTCTTCTACCGGGTTGTCCATTAAAATCATATTATTTCTTGTTTTATCAAAATATGAATTGTTATTTGGTCCTCTACTTCTTACATAGTGTAGAAATACTTGTACATACTCTTTACCTTCAAATCGTTCTCTCCAATGATCGGCAATATCACCCCTGTACAACATTGCATCACCTGTGTCTAAATCTAATGATATTTCTTCACCGTCTGGTTTTTGAATATATATAGGCCAACCTGTATCTCCGGAAAGATGAAGTGTAATACTTATTTCACATTCTGCTCTGTCTCTATGGCGAGATAATGTACTTCCTTCTTTATATACTCTAGCATATGAATATGTGGGTAATACAGTTTCTCCTAAAAACATTCCTACTTCAACAGTCTTTTCGCATAGTAATTCTAAAAAATCTATATAGTTATATGCTGAATGGCTATTCTCTGCTTGACTATCACCAACTAAATTTTGTTTTTTGCAAAAATTTATAAAGTTTTTTGATAACTCATTAGCACGTTCAGGTGATATAAAGTTAGGGATATAGAGATAATTATTTTCGTTTATTGACTTATGCATGATTTATAAAGGTGAATTTAACTTATGTGCTATTTCCCATTTTTCAATACATTTATTTACCCAATCAGGTAATACGGTAATATCTAAATTTGGTATAGGATGTCCAACATATTCAATATGACCTTTGCCATTTAACCATTGCAATGCATGTACATCACTTGGTATTCCGCAAGTAGATAAATCAAGTGAGGAGTATACTCCTGTATCTAAGTATACTGCCCCGTCACTTGGAATAATTGTTATTCTATTGCTTTGTACCATCACTATCTCCATCCTCTATTAGCATAGTACCCAGATTCTCTAATTGATTGGTAGCTGCAGCGATGAATAGTTTTTGTGATACTTCATTTGATTTAACCATTTCGTTACGGAAACTTTCAACTGCGGCACCGGTTTGTCTTTGCATTCCTGAGTTCTCAATCATTAGCATGGGTAGTAATGCAACTGTACAATTCCATTCATCTACACGATTACCAGTGTTGATATCATATCCCTCTACTTTAACAAACCATGCACATTTTAGACCCACACATTCTTTTTTCAATAATGGGCAATAATTCTCTCTTTTTAATTCCATAGAATACCTCTTGAAGTATTTACTATGTATTCTTGCTTGCTAAAATAAAGTCGATATAATTTACTGCAAATTTTCCTGGACCGCCCGTGACAGGAACAGCTGAGCCTGAAATACTATGACCATGAGCCCCGGGACTTGAATTAGTATCAAATGCATTTGGTACTGTAACTAAAGCATCACTTATACCTGTACCTGGTGTCCCTGCAGTAGCTTTTACGGCGTGAGGTGCATATGCACCATATGTTACCATAGTAACTGTGTGATTATGTGACGGTAAATCAGCATCATCACTAGATGTACTACCTGAAGATGATGCAGTTCCGGTAAAAGTAACATCAACCATTGCAGTACTGAAATTTACACTATTATTAATAGATGTGCTACCACTTCCACTGACTATTCTTAAGGTATAATTATCATTAGTAATTTGTTTTGTCCATCCTGTAGGTGCGGTTGTTTGTTGAAAAAATGTTAACGTTCCCGGTACGAATGCTGGATATTGAGATAGGGCCATATTATTTCCTTTGCGCTAAAATCATATCAACATATTTTATACTAAAATCAGCATTAGTTGAAGCTGACAATGGACTAGGACTAGTATATGTTGCAGGAACAGTTATACCATGATTGTGTGCTGTTCCTCCTCCTACTGCTGTTGTTGGGCCAGGCAATGCCCCTGAAGTACCAAATGCTACTGTAGGGCTAGGTACTGTTGCGGGTGCCGGATCGTATACATACGCACCTAAATTAACCTGACTACCAATATGCTGATGCGCTACAGTTCCACCGACAGCAGGATTTACAGTAGCAGTAACTACCCCTAAGGTTCCCCCTGCAGTCGAAACCTGATTAGCAAAAACTGCACTAAAGGCTCTAGTTCCACCGGTACCTACAGTACCACTAGTTACACGCAATGCATAGTCATTATATGACGTTAGTTTAGTCCATAAGGTAGGTGCTGTTGTTTGTTGAAATTTACAAATAGAACCACTTGGTATTGAAGGAATAGTTAAAGCCATAATTTTAATACGTAGCTAAAATAACATCAACATATTTAACTGCAAAGTTAAATGGACTACTTACATTTACACTAGCATATGCAGTATGTGAATGACCAGATCCAGAAGCCACACTTGGCGCCCATGAACTACCTTGAGGACTAGGAGTTCCGGGTGCAGTCAATATAGTTCTACTACCAGCACCTCCCTTGAATATATTACTTGGAACTGGTTGCACAGTAACAGGATGAGTATGTGGATACATTTCTGATACTGGAGTAGTATGTGATTGCACGGTCATGGGTACAGGAACAGAGGTTGAGTATATATTATTATTCGCAAATATAGTAGATACATTTTTACCTATAGCACTAGTAGTAACTGTACCGCTTACAATACGAATACAGTAATCGTCATATGTAGTTACCTTTGTCCAACGAAAGGGTGCAGATGCTTGAGCAAAAACCATAGTTGCTCCTATATATTCTGCTTCTTTAGGTCCAATGGTATTCAAAACACCACCTACTCCTGAAAACCCACCTCTAATAGTATTAAATGTTGTCATTATTGGAATCCTGATCCTGATCCTAATATTTGTGCCCACGCACCGCCTGTTCTAATCAATGCAAATGTGAATACATCTACACCGCCACCAGTTGCAGTTGGTACTGAACCACCAATCCATTTAATAGCCGGGACAGTCGGTGAACCAACTCCGTCAATTTGTATAGTTGTCGGTCTAATAAAACCACCACCACTTTGATATACTATAACAGTTGCAACAATAGTTCTATCCATTGTTGTAGGTACGTTAGTAAAGTTTATAGTATCAGTACCTACCGCATAACTTGCAGTTGGAACATAGAATGTAGCACCCATTGATAAATTACATGTTATTGACTGAGTACTTACAGTACCCATGTTAGTTAAAACTTCAGTAGTTTGTTGTTCAGTTAACCAAGAACCAACTGTTAAATTGCCTGTAGCAGATATAGTACCTTGACTTACTAAGTTACCTACATTGGCTGTTCCAGTAAATGATCCACTTGAAAGATATGCAGATGCATTTGTGTTTGTATAACTTGCGGGTAGTCCGGTCAATAAACTACCGTTACCCACAAAGTAATTAGCACTTACTAAATTAGCACCGCTGAGTTGTGATGTTGGCCCACTTAATGTAACAGTACCGTTATTGATAACAGTTAATCCAGTTAATGTACCTACGCTTGTAATACTAGGTTGTGATGCAGTAGTTAGTGTACCAGTTAGATATGTAGCACTTACTAGGTTACCGCCACTAATAGTACCTGCACTAGTTAATGTAATTGTGCTATTACCCAATTGTGCATAGTCTGATACATTACCAACTTTTAGTCCAGTTAATGTACCTACACTTGTAATATTAGTTTGTGCGGCAGTATATACTGTACCTGCTATTAATGCATTGGCTACTTGTCCTGTTATACTACCACTGTTCAAATTAGTTAGTAAACTACCGTCACCACTATGATAACTAGCACTTACTAAGTTAGCACCTACAAAATTGCCGGCTGAGACATTGCCTGTTACTGATAATGAACTTAGTGTACCAACTGATGTAACATTAGGTTGTGCAGATGTTGTTAATACTCCAGTGAAGTAATTAGCACTTACTAAGTTAGCACCACTTAATCGTGATTGTGTACCACTCATTGTGATATTACCATTAGCAACAGTTGTTAAATTACCACTTAGATTTATTGCACTTACTAAATTAGCACCTGATATTTGTGACAATGATCCACTCATTGTAACATTACCATTAGCAAGCAATGTTACATAACTAGCACTTACTAAGTTAGCACCAGTTATCTGTGATAGTGGGCCACTTAATGACATGCTACCATTAGGATTGAATAGGTAATTACTACCTATGAAGTAATTAGCAACAATAGAATTAGCACCTGTAATAGTTCCGCCAATTCCGCTAGCAGAAGTAATAGTATTAGCAGTTAGTGCTCCTGTTGCAGCATTGAATGATAAGTTAGCATTAGCACCTAATGTATAACTACCATTTGCACTACTAGATGCAAATACAGGATAGAATATACCAGTACTCTGTAATGATACATTGCTATAGTCACTTACATTAGCACGGTCAACATTCAAGTTACTAACACGTGTAGTGCTTATAACTGTTATAGGTGCAGTACCTGTAGCAATATTAGATATTATTTGTCCACTAACATTAATATTACCACTAGCAATGTTACCAGTATATGTAGGTAGATAGTTTGCAACATTAGAGTTTGCATAACTTGCAGGTAGACCACTTAAGAATGCACCATTACCTACAAAGTAATTAGCATTTACGTTACCAGTACTTACATTA